CTCGTCTAGGATCTCCTCGCTCATCTTCACGTAGTTCGTCCAGTGCTCATACTCGCCCAAATCTTCGCAAAAATTTCGCTTGGACTTGTTCCAGGGGAATCCCATGGACGTGTTGAGGTTCATTCGATCGATGTACTTCACACCTGGTAAACCATTGACGGCCTCGTCGACAGTCAGGATACGGACTTCATCAAGAGCTCCTTCAGGAAGCTCATTCAAAATATCATCCAGGAAGGCCTGCGCACACTCATCTACAATCTGTGCGTTCACTGTGTGCTGCTGACCCATGATGTCAATCGCGGCTTGTCTCCAAGGCTGCCAGTGGTTCAAAACTGGAGCGGCAAACTTGTCTTCATAGCCCAAATCTACGATATCATCGTAAATGTAGGTCTTGGACACATGCGACCGTCCTCCTGAACGATGTGCCTTGTGTGATCCATAGACTGTTGCGGTCCCCTTTTCAATGTAACGAAATACACTCTTAGCATGGAGCTCATCCATACTCTGTTTGACACCGCGAGGGCGGGGAATCTCGAAAGCACGGGGTACTACAAGTTCGGCACGCAATCGTTTGCGCGCTTCTTTCACATCTTCAATTGGAACATGAAGAGCCACAACCGCTTCCGTGAGACCACCAATGGTGTGCATCCCGAGCAACACGGGTCCCATAGGTGGGAATCCAATGTATGGGGAACCACATTCTCCAGAAATTGTCTTACGTTCGCACTCACCTAGGAAACCAATGACTTCATCACTAGTACCTGGGGCATCTACAAAGTTGTGCAATGCCTTTACTCCAAGAGTACCTGTCTCCCCATTTTCCTCTCGTGTAACCATAACTCCATCACAAAATGTGCGGAAATCACGGCTCACTAGGAGGCCCTCCAGACTTGCTCTGGGTGGGATACATCTTATCTTGAAGAATACTAAATCCTCGTTCTCGCTAGGATACCAGAAGTCTCCTGGATGAAGTGAAACCGAAAAGTTTTCGGATACGCCCGTCAATTGCGTTGATTGCGTAACCACGAATCTCACAGTCTCAACTGGGATACTATGCTTGTTGGTGACAAATAACTGTCCACCTAACGCCAAAATGCGGAACTTGTTTCCTCGCATCTTACCATCTTGCTCGTACAGAGATTTGACGAACATAGTGTTTCGCGCGACGCGCTGAATAATTTGCTCGCGAGGCAAGGCTTTCCACGATACTGTAAGAGGTCCAAAATCCTGCTCGGCTGGAATGAATTGTTCCTTGTACCAGAGATTTGGTTGCTCATCTGTCTTGAATCCAGC